TGAGCCTACTTAGGAGATTATAAGATGGCAGGATATATCGGCAGCAAAGGCTCTGGAATTATCTCAGGTATTGGCGCATCTATTGCGGACCTCAATCTGACGGATAAGGCTTCAGCCAACGGCACTACAGAAGCCAATAAAGTTCTTACTGCTGACGGTAATAAGGACGTTACCGCGATCCGCAACCTTACTGCTACGGGGGATACCACTGTTGGTGGTGCTGTAGCTGTTACGGGAAATACCACTGTTGGTGGTTCTATAACAGCCACAGGTGCTGTTACACGCGCCCTGACGCGAGGCTCTATTGATGTTGGCAATAGCTCTGGTGTGTCTACACCTCTAGCAAAAGGTTCTGCTGGAACAGTCTTAACTTCTGATGGTACTGACATATCTTGGGCTGCTGCTGGTGGTGGGGCCGATGTACAAACATTTACTAGCAGTGGGACTTGGACGAAACCTTCATCTGGAACACTATGTATTGTTTATGCGGCAGGCGGTGGTGGCGGCGGGGGGCGTCTAAATGGCGCTAATAGCGGTCAGGGGTTGGGGTCAATGATGACGTCTAAGGGTATCTTAGCCTCAAATATGCCATCTAGTTTTTCTGTAACTATTGGCGCTGGTGGGGCGGGTTCAACCAGCTATACGGCTGCTGGTAGTAATGGTGGGACTAGTTCAGCCGGGGCTATTTTGCACTCTCTGGGCGGTAATGGTGGCCCTTCTTACAGTGGAGGATGGACTTATCCAGCAGCAAACGTATTTACTGCCACTCAACAGACTAACAACATTACCAATTTACTTTTGGCTACGGGTATGGACTATGGATTGCGGGGGAATGGCGGCAAGGGGGGGATAACACCCTCAAATGGCACTTTGGGCATTTTCGGAACAGGTGGTGATGGGCAGGGCGGTGATGGCGTTGGTATTGGCGCTGGTGGGGCAGGAAGTGACACTGCTGGCGGTGACGGTACTGGCGGTATAGTAACAATCATTACATTTTAAGGGGAACAACATGACTATTTATGCAGAAATAACTGATGGGGTCGTGTCCAACACAATTTTGTCTGACACTAAAAATGAAGTCTCTTGGGTTCTCTGTCCAAAGGGGGTTGGGATAGGGCATTTATATGATGGGACAAATTTTAGCCCTCCTAACGTAATAGTAACAGAAGAACAGGTGCGTGAAGAACGTGACGATAAATTAGCTGAAACTGATTGGATGGCTTCCAGCGATATCACTATGTCCTCTGAGTGGGTTACTTACCGTCAAGCACTACGTGATGTACCAGCACAAGCTGGGTTCCCAAACAGCGTCACATGGCCTGTTGAGCCTACTTAGGAGAATAAACTATGACCAAAGCCAGAGATTTAGCAGGGTTTTCAACAAATGCGGTTACTACCACCACGGCTGATGGCCTTATCCTAAAGGGCGATGGTAGCACTACAGACGTTATAATTAAGAACGGTGCTAACGCTACAGTAGCATCAGTTGCAGATGGCACAGTAAACATTGCTGCTGCGGGTTCTATAACAGCCACAGGCGCATCTGTAGGTGCGCTGGCTAGAGGTGCTATACAGGTAGGTAACTCATCAGGTGTGTCTGCACCGTTGACTAAAGGTACGTCAGGCTATGTTTTAACCGCAGGTGCTAATGATCTGTCATGGGCTGAGGCTGGTGGTGGCTCCATGGAATTTATTGCATCTTCTGGTGCAATTAGTAACGCAGCTTCTGTTGCATTTACTCAGTTTGATGATTCTAAATACAACAATTATCAGTTTGTACCCGTGAATGTTAAACCAGCTACAGACAACACCCAGATACAAATACATGCTAGTGCAGACGGAGGTTCCTCCTACGATACTGGCTCAAATTATAAAATAGGAACCTCCGCCCTAACGGCTTTTTACACGAATGCCGCTGTCGGTAACGCATCTGGCGACACTGGGTTAAACGGAATTTTTTATTTGTATAATGCCGGTAGTGCTAAGTTTACAAGTTCTTTAAACCTTATGACTTGGACAACCGGCTCTGGATCGGCAAACTACGGTTCTGCTGTGGGTGCTGCTCACATAGTTGACGAAGTTACAAATGCAATCAGGTTCAAGTTTGCAAGCGGAAACATAGCTTCTGGAACTATACTCATGTACGGAATTAAGAAATCATAGGAGACTAACATGCCAAGATACCACAATATTAACGGTGAGCGTGTTCAGTTTACAGCAGCCGAAGAAACTGCCCGTGACGCAGAAGAACAGGCGTGGGCTGCCGGTGCTGATACCCGTGCCGCTTCACAAGTGCGTGAACAGAGAGACGCTAGGTTAGCTGAAACTGATTGGATGGCTAACAGTGATGTTACTATGTCTGATGATTGGGCTACTTACCGTCAAGCACTACGTGACGTACCCGCACAAGCTGGGTTTCCTACGGATGTGACTTGGCCCGTTGAGCCTAGCTAATGGCAGATATGAATGAGCGCGTCTCGGCGCTAGAACGGGATATGATCGCTGTGCAAACAGAAGTTAGAATACAATTTAAAGAGGTTTTTACCAGAATAAAACGCCTTGAGACCGTTCTAATAGGTACATCAGGTGCCACTATCTTGATGTTACTAGCGATCTTAAACCGTATGGAGTAAGTTATGTGGTACACGTTTTCGCGTTGGTTCTTTACATAGGAGTAGGTTCTAGCCGCACTCTCATTAGCGAAGACATATACTTTTACAGGCTAGACCACTGCAACTACTACGCCCGAGAGATTGTAAGGCGTTACGGATACCCCGACATACAGGATTACGGAACAGCATACTGCGTTCCAAAAGTGGTCGATCCTGCAGAGGTAACAATATATGATTGACCCAGTTACAGCTTTTGCAGCAGCTAATGCAGCCTTTAAGGGCGTAAAACTGTTGGTTGGCGCAGGCCGTGAGATGCAGGATGTTAGTAAACAACTTGGGTCTTGGTACTGTGCAGTTGCAGACATTACTCGTGCGGAGTCTCAACGTAAGAACCCTACGTGGCTAGACAAGCAAACTCAAGGTTCTGACAACATAGAACAACAGGCTATGGATATTGTTATCCGTAAGAAAACTTTGCTTGAGAAAGAAAAAGAGATTAAGTTTATGTTAGACTACAGGTTCGGTTTAGGAACCTACGATGAGATGTTAGGTATGCGTAGACAGATACGCAAAGAAAGAGAAGATACGGTGTACGCAGCTATGGAAGCAAAGAGACAGATGGCAAACAATGCAGCTATTGGTGGCCTGTCTTTAGGTATTATTAGTGTGTTGGGTGGTGGCCTATATTTAATAGTATTGGCTACGCAGTGATAAATGCGCTAATACTATCAGTAACGCTTGCGGGGGTTGCTAACCCGACCCATGTGAAGTGTCACCTATGGAAGAGGTTTACAGACGTAAATGACCAAAAGGTATGTGTGTATAGATTCAGTGCGGGTTTTGGTGGGTTGGGATATCATTACCCTACGCGTAGTTTTTCAGAGTGTCCGAAGGTATTTAGTTGCGTCTATGAAAAGAAGGATAAACGACCTAGTTTGTCCGAAATATTAGATGGCCTTAAAGGAGGTTTCTGATGAAGATAGCATTTGCTAGGGTACTTGAGTATAAGCTCTTACCTCGTTTTATGATGTTTACTATGACAGTGGTATATGTCCGCTGCATAGAGTGGGCGTTATCTATGCCTGATTTGTCTACACAACAGGCCAGTTTAATTTCTGTTGTAACGGGAGCCATGACGGGCGCATTCGCCGTATGGTTGAGTCACGAGAAATGATAACACAACTTATAAGCAGTCTTACAGGTTTAGCTACCTCGGTAATAGACGGTAAGACACAGATCAAACTGACCGAAGCAGAGGTGCGTAAGAAGCAACTCACAGGTGAGATTGATTGGGATATCGCAGCTATAAAGGGTGCTGATAATTCTTGGAAGGATGAATGGATTACCTTGCTTTTTAGTATTCCACTAATATTAGCCTTCTGCGGAGATTGGGGAAATGACATAGTTGCTAAGGGCTTTATGGCTTTAGAAGTTATGCCTCAATGGTATCAAATTGCGTTAGGTGGGATCGTTAGTGCTAGTATAGGTATGCGGTCTGTAAGCAAGTTTTTTGGGAAGAAATAGTTATGGGTTACAAGCTAAGTAAACGAAGTCTGTCTAGGCTAGAAGGTGTAAACGAAAGTTTGGTAACTGTCGTGAAGTACGCCATAGGTGTTACCAAACAAGACTTCTCGGTAATCTGCGGGTTGCGGACAATAGAAGAACAGCGCGCCTTAGTAGCAAAGGGTGCATCGCAAACCATGAAATCAAAACACATTGATGGTAACGCCGTAGACCTAATGGCTTACTGTGATGGTGGTCGATGGGAACTTAATCTGTACGATGAGATTGCCGATGCCATGAAAGAAGGCGCGGAGGCTGCAGGTGTTAAATTACGATGGGGCGCTGCATGGACTATTGATGATCTAGGTGCCTATGACGGTACAGCAGAACATGCTATGTGTTCGTACATAGATACACGTAGATCACAGGCTCGCAGACCGTTTATAGACGCACCGCACTTTGAGATAATGTTCTAGGAGACCCGTCTATGGCCTACACAAAACTACAGTTTAAACCCGGGATTGTCCGTGACGTAACTCGCTATAGTAACGATGGTGGCTGGTTTGATAGTGACCGCATTAGGTTTCGTATGGGTTTTCCTGAAACTATTGGAGGTTGGGCAAAGTTTAATCCTGTAGCTATTCTAGGCGCATGTAGGTCGTTATTTAACTGGACTGACTTATCAGGAGAAGACTTTATAGGCGCGGGTACTAGCTTAAAGTTTTACATATTTGAAGGTAATGATTCTAACGACATAACTCCTATTAGGTCGCTTAACAATGCAGTTACCTTTGCGGCTACCAACGGGTCAAACATAATAACTGTTACGGATGCGTTACATGGGGCGGTCTTAAATGACTTTGTTACGTTTTCGGGAGTATCAACAAATCCTGATGGGCTAGGAGGTCAAATAACGGCTGCGGTGCTAAATCGTGAATATCAAATATACCAGATAGTAAACGAAAATAGCTATAAGTTCATAGCTACGGCTACAGCTAACAGCTCTGATACCGGTAATGGTGGAACTAATTCTAAGGCCGCATATCAAATAAATACAGGACAAGACAATGCTACTTTTGGTGCAGGTTGGGGTGCAGGTATATGGAACGATCCTGATAGAGGGTGGGGGGTTAAGGCTAATGTAACCATCCCGTCTGCATCATTACGCTTATGGTCTCAAGATAACTTTGGTGAAGACCTTATTATGTGTGTACGTAATGGCGGTATATTTTACTGGGACACTTCAAATGGAGCATCCAATCGAGCAGTTGCACTATCTAGTTTAAGTGGCGCACAGTCCGCGCCTACTGTAGCTGCTATTGTTTTAGTATCTGAAAAAGACCGTCACGTAATTGCATTTGGATGCGATCCTGAAGGCGCTTCTGGCACACAAGACCCATTAACAATTAGATTTTCTAGCCAAGAGTCTGCAGTTGAGTGGCGTACCCTAGATACTAATACTGCAGGAGAACTACAACTTAGTTCAGGCAGTGCCATTATTGCTGCAGTGCAAACTAAACAACAGATACTTGTACTAACAGATATATCTGCACATGCAATGCAGTATGTAGGCGATCCGTTTGTATATGGGCTTTCAGAAGTATCTAGGAATATTTCTATAGTGGGGCAAAACGCTGCTGTAGCTATAGGAGACGCTGTATACTGGATGGGTAGAGGACAGTTTTACCTATATAATGGTAACGTCAAAGAAATACCTTGCTCAGTAAAAGAATACATATTTACAGACTTAAACTTAGCGCAACAATCTAAAGTTATGGCAGGTAGTAATACAGCCTTTTCTGAAGTGTGGTGGTTCTACCCTTCTTTAAATTCGATAAACAATAATAAGTACGTAGTATTTAATTACGCTCAAAACATTTGGTATTACGGCAACCTTAACCGCACTGCATGGATAGATAATACTCACGCAGGGAACCCTATAGCTGCGGCTACAGACGGGCATTTATACACACACGAGTTTGGTAACGATGATGGCAGCACAGACCCTGCATCTAGCATAGGGGCATTTATAGAATCTGGTCCTATAGAGCTAAGTGACGGTAATAAGTTTATGTTCGGACGTAGGTTACTACCTGACATATCGTTTAGAAATTCTACAAGTGGTGTTACAGCCGTAGCAGAACTTAGTCTATCTGCTAGAAATAGTCCGGGTGGTAGTGCTTTTGGTACTGAAGATAACACACTAACAGGACAACCAATACCTGTAGGTACATTCACTGAAGAAATAGACATACGTATTAGGGGCCGATCAATAGCCTTAAAGTTAGCTTCTATAGCTAATGTTCCCGGAGTTTCATGGCGGTTAGGTACTCCTAGAATAGATGTACGCCCAGATGGGAGACGATAATGACTACTGATGTACCCATTCCATTCTTTGCCGATGCGCCTGTAGAATACGATGCAGGGTACTTTGCACAGATGACGCGCAGCTTTGCGTTGTATGCACAGCAGATGAGTAATCCCGGCCCTATACGGGGCACAACTATAGTGATGACTAATCTCCCTGTGTTTGCTAATAACACAGCAGCAGTATCTGGCGGACTAGCCGTTAACAGTGTCTACAAGAC